GGATCATCAGTGAGCAAAAGAGAGACGTGCGCGCTCAAGCACAATTAGCTAGTCTACGGCTCGACTAACGAAAAAGATAAGAGATGATTAAAGATCCCGTAAATGTCCCCCTCCCCCCATTTCCCATAAAATACACGCATAGGGCAAATTCTCTGAAGCGACATAGGTATTGTACATCACAGTATAGACCGTCGGAAAAATGAAGCTCGGCAGACACATCGGGGTGCCCGGCCCGCACTCTTCTAATTCGCGTTCTATCTGCAGCTGTTGTATAACAGGTACACCAAATGTCTCTTCGTAGAATAAGCGAGTATTCATGGTGGGCTCGTTGATGTCCGGCCCATTGTCCAAAGCCTCCTTCAAGCGAAGTCTCTCGTACTGATCGAGATGACGCCACTTGTCGGTGTCTCCTAGTTTCGTGCCCTCTAATTTTCTGAGGAACACCTGGGCTAATTTCCAGAGAATTGGACATTTCCCGTTTTCGTAGCCCACTGACAGCGCCTTGCTAAGTAATAGACGCCGTTTCAAACGATCCCCGCACCCGTGGTAGGCGGGGTTGGTCCACCCGAATTTGGCAAGCACCGGCGCAGCGTCTCTGATAGGATCGCTGTGCTCCGAGTAAAGCAACCCGCAAAAAGATGCCTTACCAGGATGATCAATGCGCAGATACTTGAGATCAAAGCCAAGACTTCGAGCGTCCGCCACAGCTGTGTCGCTGTGACCGCAGAGAGCGAGTACGTTGTCATCGCCTTCCAGAAAGAAGTCCAGAAGTAAACAATCCTCCCGACAGCCCGAGAAGAGCCACTGGACGAGTACGTAGTTTCCAAGTCCGTTGCAGCAGCTGGTGAACATCTCGCCAGACATTCTCGTGCCTCGTATGAGTAGCTTATATAAGCTGTTCCGGATAGATTGTAATCCTGCCAGCACCGGTCCAAGCACCCTGACAATGATGTCCCTGAAGGAAGGGACATTCTGGAACCACTCTTCCATGGCCCAGACCTCGATATCTCTGATCCACTCAGAACCAAAAGAGCATTCGAAGCTAGTATAATCAAGGTTAGCGTATACGCGGCCAGCACCGACAAGCCTATCGCTAATCGTTTTCGCCCGATCCTTCCAGGCAACCTTCTTAATGAAATGTTTATTCCTGAAGACAACTTGGTCCATGGCAGACCCGATGGGCCCGAAAAGCAGTTTGGCCTCGTCTCGCCTGGCGTTAATGAGACGTGCGTGCTTAACGGGCTGCATTGCGCAGTCCGCTTCCTCTGGTTCGCCAAGTTGCGGGCATTCCAAGCCTGTGACATGCTTGAACTCCCTCTTGATGAAAGAATCGATCTTAGCCAGATCCTTGGAGTCCTCCAAATAATCACCAGATTCCAGAATCTTCTCAAGCTCGGCCCTACGCCAAGATGGTTGATTCCAGCTGTCAAGCCACTCCTTACTCGTCTTGATCTCGACATCAAGCCAATCAAAATGCTCCACGATAATACGACGCGCATATTCCCTAAAACGCTTAGACAGCATTCGACGACTCTTATGCATCCTAGTAGCAAGACGCTTAGTAGCCCCATCAACTGCAGTGGGGCGATGAGCAAGATCGAAATGAGGTGGAACAGCGCCGACGACATGTGGCCCCAAGCTTGTGGCGCATATACGACGGTCCCGAACAATATCAACAGCAACATCGCGAGAGATAAACTCAGGCTTGACCTCTGCAGGTAACGGTATTGCCGTTTCGTTCGTTCTGTAGCCGAACAGTCGATCAAAACTTGGGGCGGCTCTTCCCCCGAAATGCTTCCCAGGCATCCGAGTATCATAAGCGCAGCCTTGACAGTTTGCCTGTTTCTCACGAGATCCTTCGTGGAAACAAGAGGGCTGATCCTCCTAAAATAGGTATCAACCTGTTCTGGTGTGTTACAATGACTTAAGACCATATTCATCAGAGTAACATTGACCCGTAGGTCAAGAGATATCTCTTTTCCTGATGCCAAGAGTATATCTATATGGATTGGAGCAATCCGGACACAATGCGGCCTGGGCACCGACATAATGGCCTGATCGAAGAATGCTCCGGACTCATCCCAATGTTCATTTATGCCTTCCTCGACCTTCACGAACATCGCAGCTTGTCCCATATATAACTTGGGGACATAGCCTCGGGCGCGCATGGCAGCATGACGCTCGGCAGTCAACTGCTCGGGCGGCAAGCTCCATGTCAGCGTAGTCCAGGAGAATAGACTACGCAACCAATTAACTCCCAAGTCGATCCCCGTGACTCCTGTAACATCACAAAAGGACTGTACCTGCTCATCATCCAGGCGCGCAAAGTAACAACAAGGAGCCTCCAGCGTGTTGTGGTAATTGATAGCTGACTCCAGTCGCTTGCGCACTTCAACGGGCATGGCGCTGACACAATCAACGCCATAAAGCCCATCTAGGGGGCTCGGACGACGAGCGGCCTCGGGAGACCCTTCCTTCTCCGGCGGAAGGGCGGCCTCAAGCTTAGCCACCTGATCGGTTAGCTCAGCTGCGACCGCGAGAGTGGCCTTATTGCTCGCGGCCTTCTTTGACCATTTGGTAGTTTTAGACTTCCTACTAGAAGTACCAGTTTTAGCCTGCTGGCTCGGCGTATTTTTCTTTCTGTTTTCCATAGCGGTGGTAATATGTGGACGCTCTTATAATAGGTCGCGTCTGACCTCAGGTGCTCTGTAACCTGCACCTTAAGTTAAAGAAGGCTAACCCCGGCGGTCACCTTTACAGGGCACCAGACGCACAAACTTCATTATTCCTAAGTTTAAGGAACCTAGCTGCTGGCCGTCTCCTGCCACAGAGCAGCAACTAGGCGCGAGGGCCGTAGCCCTACCGGTTAGATGCGCATGGTGCCTAGAGAAAAGACCCGCT